GAGAAGGCCGCGATCCGCTGCGTGGCACGCCGGAGCTCGTCCCTGTCCACGCTCGGCGGCGTGCGCTTCGACCTTGAGAACGGCATCCTGTGGATGCACCTGCCGAGCGGCAGACGCCTCGCCTATTTCGGCGCGAAGTATGAGGAGAGCCGTTTCCACCCCGACCGCAAGAGCCTGACCTATATGGGCGTCAACCAGATGACGAAGAAGTGGGAGCGCGTGGAGACATGGGGCGGCAAGCTGGTGGAAAACTGCTGGGCTGCCGGAACTCCGGTCCTTACGAACCGCGGATGGGTCCCCATTGAGCATGTTACCTCCGCTGACCTCGTGTGGGACGGCGTGGAGTGGGTAGCGAATGATGGCAGTGAATGTCAGCACTCCGAAAAGATACTGTGTATCTTGGACGGCCTTCTTGTGACAGAGGACCACAAAATTCTCACAGCGGAGGGATGGAAAGATGCCAAGGATTGCGACGGACTGGAGCGGCTACCAGTACAGCTTCCTGAAAGTGTTGGGGCCAGCGGCGGCAAAGGACTCACATGGGAGAAGAAAATGGATCGTGCAATGCTCCTGCGGACAGAAACGGGAGATGGACATTCGAGACCTTCTTCGGCGGCAGAGACGTGGGCTGGCGGTGTCTTGCGGATGCAAGAAAACCGAGCTGATCTCACAAGCCCTGCAAAAACACGGAATGACAAAGCACGCCGCCTATGGCGTGTGGCACTCAATGGTGCAGAGATGCACGGAGCCGACGCATCCAGCGTGGAAGAACTACGGTGGTCGTGGCATCGCGGTCTGCGAGAGATGGCTGCACGACTTCACCGCCTTCTGGGACGACATGGGACCGACGTATCAGCCCGGGCTGGATATAGACAGGAGAGAGAACGAAAAGGGTTACTCACCGGAAAACTGCCGCTGGGTAACGCGCAAAGTGAACTGTCGAAACAAGCGGAACACGCGAACGACAACGTACCTCGGGCGGACCGTGACGGTGAAAAGTCTCTCGGAGCTATCGGGCATCAAGTACACCACGCTCCTGTACCGGCTGAACCACGGCTGTCCGTCCGAGCGACTACTCGAAGGGCCGGACGAGACACGCCGGTTTACGACGTGATGAACTGCGGCCCACGGCACCGCTATGTCGTGCTCGGCGAAACCGGACCGATCATCGCGCACAACTGTGTGCAGGCAACCGCGCGGGACGTGCTGCGCGAAGCAATGTTCTCCCTGACCGAGAAGGGCTTCGACATCCGCGCCCATGTTCACGACGAATGCATCTGCACCGAGCCTGTCGGCGGGAAGACCGTGGCGGAGATGTGCGCCGCCATGTGTCCCGATATTCCTTGGGCGCAGGGCCTGCCCCTGAATGCTGATGGCTACGAGGGCAGGTATTACTTCAAAGACTGAGGAGGGAAAGTATGCCAACAAAAGCCTACTACGCGGCGAACAAGGAGAAATACGCCGAGTACAATCGAGCCTACCACAAGGCGAACAAGGAGAAATACGCCGAGTACAATCGAGCCTACTACGCGGCGAACAAGGAGAAATACGCCGAGTATAGACGGGCCCACTACGCGGCAAACCGAGAGAAGCGCGCCGAGTATAGACGGGCCTATTACGAGGCGAACCAAGCAACTTGCTTTATAGAGCAAAGATGGATCTACGATGCGCGAAAAGAGCGTGGCTATTCACAAAAAGTATTGGCCGAGCTCGCCGGTGTGAGCCAAACAGCCATTTGTCTTATCGAGTCGGGGAAAATGAAGCTCGATAGCTTTCATGCAAAGGACAAGCTCTGTGCGGTATTGGGGAGGGAACCATGAAAGCCTTTATCAAAAAGCTCGACGGGATCGTTGACACTCTTATAGACATTACGGTTATAGCAATCCTGCTTTTGGCGTTGCTCGTGGTCGTCTGGTTCGCTGCCATGATCCTGAATTCGTCCGTTTGGGCGAAGGAGCCCGCGCCGGTCACTGAACCGACCGCGGCGGAGGACAAGCTCCCCTGCGAGGACACGGCGGCACAGGGCTATGCGTACATCGTTGAAGACCCGCTCTACTACCGCATCAGCGCCGAGGATCGCGCGGTGCTGGAGCACATCGTCGAGGGCGAAGCCGGCGGCGAGAGCTACGACGGGAAGCGCTGGGTAGCGACCTGCCTTCTCAACGCTATGCGGAAGGACGGCATGAACGCTGAGGAGGTCCGCGCCGCCTATCAATACGTCGGCTGGTCGGAAGACGTGAGCGACGAGACCATTCACGCCGTCAGTCAGGTGTTTGACTTCGGCGACGTGACGCACGATACCGTGCTCTGGTTCTACGCGCCGAAATGGTGCGACAGCCCGTGGCACGAGAGCCAGCAGTTTGTAGCAGAGATCGGTGGGCACCGCTTTTTCTGCCCACGGGAGGGCGACACATGAGGATGAGCAAGCGGCGCCGAGGACGGCAGCGCACCTGTAGTCTCGGAGCTTCGGGCGAGAACATCATCGGCTACTGCACGCTGCATAAGTGCTGCATGAGCAAAAAGCAGATGCAGAACCGCAAGTGCTTGGAAAAGCAGTGCAGGCGCTTCAATCCGCGGAGGGAGCACCTCTACTGGAAGGGCAAAGAAGAAAAGAAAGCGCTGCGGAAGCAGCGAAAGGAGGCATTGAGAGGGGGTGGTGAGCATGATTTATAAACCCTTTCCGCACCAGAAGCAAGCCTTTGACTTCTGCATGACGCACGAGCGCTGTGGCCTGTTCCTCGGAATGGGTTTAGGCTGACGGGCAAAACCGTTACCTCGCTCACCGTGCTCACCGAGCACCTGTGGAACGACTTCACCGTGCAGCGCTGCCTCGTTGTCGCGCCGAAGAACGTGGCGGAAACCGTGTGGGCGCAGGAATGCGCGAAGTGGGAGCACACGAAGGGCATACGCACCTCCCTGCTGGCCGGAACCGCAGAGCAGCGCCGCAGGGCGCTCCGCGCCAAGGCTGACCTGTACATCATCGGACGGGACAACCTCGTGTGGCTCATGGATATGCTGGACGGGGAGCTCCCCTTCGACATGGTAATCCTCGACGAGCTCTCCAGCTTCAAGAGCCAGAGCACAAAGCGGTGGCGCTGCATCAAGCGGGCCATTCAGAAAGTGCGCTACGTCATCGGCCTGACCGGAACGCCCGCGCCGAACGGCTACCTTGACCTATGGCCGCAGATATTCCTGCTCGACCGCGGGCAGCGCCTTGGGCGCACAGTGAGCGAATACCGCGCCCGCTACTTCGCAATGGGCGCGCACAAGGGCCACGTCGTGTACGAATGGAAGCTGCGCCCCGGAGCACAGGCCGCGATAGACCGCGAGCTGCGTGACCTGTGCCTGTCCATCAAGAACCCCGAATGGCCGGAGCCGGTCTACAACACCGTTCCCGTCCGGCTGGATGCCGCAGCGCGGAAGCGCTATGAGACCTTCGAGAAGGACAAGGTCATTCCTTTGCTCCAGCAAAAGGGCGGCTTTGTGGAACTGGATCCCCGAAAGCCGGAGGAGCTGCGGAGGATGACCTCCGCCATTCGCGGGGATATGGCCGCGACGCTCGCGGGAAAGCTCCTGCAAATGGCGAACGGGGCCGTATACGACGACGAACGCAACGTCGTCCCCATCCACGACGCAAAGCTCGACGCGCTCGCTGAGATCGTGGACACGAGCGCAGGCAATAACCTGCTCGTCTTCTATGCCTATGAGCATGACAAGGAGCGCATTGTCAAAAGGTTTCCCAAGGCAAAGGTGTTCTCCGGCGTCAGCGACGCCGAAGCATGGAACCGCGGAGAGATCGAAATGCTGCTCTGCCACCCCGCGAGCGCGGGCCACGGCCTGAACCTACAGTACGGCGGTCACATCATCGTGTGGTTCGGGCTGACGTGGAGCTTGGAGCTTTACCAGCAGGCCAACGCAAGACTGCCCCGACCCGGGCAGAAGGAAACCGTAGTTATTCACCACCTCGTGGCCGAGGGGACGCTCGACGAGCGCGTGATGTCCGTCATGGCGGGCAAGAACGCGACGCAAGAGGCCCTGCTCACGGCACTGCGGGGCTACATCAATAAGGAGGACGAAAAATGAAGATCATCCAGTCCGGCGCAGAGCTTATTCTGCCGCCTACATACAGTCATCTTCTCACCATGATCGAGCTGGCAGGACGTACCTGCTACAAGTCCGAGGATAAGATCACCGAGGACAGCGCGGAAGTGTTTGTGAAGGGCCTGATTGCCCGAGGACACGAAGCCGTGCTTGAGCACGCCTCCCTCACGGTGCGCTTTACCTGCGACCGCGGCGTGAGCCACGAGATCGTGCGCCACCGTCTCGCGGCCTACTGTCAGGAAAGCACGCGCTACTGCAATTACGGCAAGGGGAAATTCGGCAGGGAGATCACTGTGATCGAACCGAGCCGTCTCGACCGTTACAGCGAGGTATACGGAACATGGGAAATCGCCTGCCGTATGGCAGAAGCTGCGTACCTCGAAATGCTGGACGCAGGCTGTACGCCGCAGGAGGCCCGCGCCGTGCTGCCGAACAGCCTCAAGACCGAGGTAGTCATGACGGCGAACCTTCGGGAATGGCGGCACTTCTTCCGGCTGCGCTGTTCGTTGGCCGCACACCCCGACATGAGGGCGATCACCATTCCTCTGCTGGAGGAGTGCAAGGCCAGATACCCCGTGTTCTTCGCGGACATTGAGATAGTGGAAGGGGAGGTCGAGTGATGGGCAAATTTACCTGCGCGAAGACCTGCCCTGAACGGAGCGCGACCTGCCACAGCACCTGCGAGAAGTACCGGCAGGAGGCCAAGGTCAACGAGACCAAGCGGAACGCACGCCGCGCAGCGTCCAGAAGCCTCAACGATATCGAAAGCTACAAGGCGCGCCTCAAGCTCACGTCGGGGCGCGGAAAGGGAAAGGCGAAGCGATGATTATACCCCTTTGTGCAGGCTTATGCTTGGCCCGCACCGTGCAGACCCTCGACCCGCTGTGGGCCATCGCCACCGCACTGTTCGCCCTCGCGCTTACGATAGACCAATCAGGCAAGGGAGGGAGCGAGAAATGAAATGCCCGAAATGCGGAAGCAGCCAGCAGTTCGTCATCGACACCCGCAGCGACGGGGATCTGGTGATCCGCCGCAAGCGCCAATGCGCCGCCTGCGGGAACCGGTGGCGCACCCTCGAAGGCACGGCGGGAAGCCCGTCGATACGAATGCTGGAGGAGCTCGAAGAACTCAAGGTGCTCCGCAAGGAGAACGCCGGATTAAAGGCCCGCCTCAACTGCTCGACCTATGCCATCTGCACTGCGCTCGACGCTCTGAGGCAAGTCAATAAGGAGGAATAAAGATGGAGAATACGCAGAAAAACGACCCCGTGAACCATCCTGCGCACTACACGGCAGGCGGGATCGAGGTAATAGACTGTATCGAAGCAATGATCGCGTCGGTCAAGGAGCCTACAATGGCCTTCCTCACGGGGCAGGTGCTCAAGTATCTCGCCCGATACACGATGAAGAACGGCGTGGAAGACCTGCGTAAAGCACAATGGTATCTTGCGCGCCTTATCGGAAAGGCAGAGGCACATGGAACAGTGGAGAAGAATTAACCGATACCTCGGGTATGAGGTAAGTTCCTGCGGTAGAGTGAGACGAGTAGACTCAGGAAAGCTGAGAAAACCAGTGAAATTGAAGAACGGTTACCTGACGGTAACGTTCTTTCAGAACTCGCGATATCGCGTGGAATATATCCACCGACTTGTGGCCGAAGCATTTCTTCACCGAGGGGAAGGACAAACGCAAGTCAATCACAAAGACCACGACCGTGAGAATAATGCCGTGGAAAACCTCGAATGGTGCGATGCTCGCTATAACGTGCAGTACAGTCAGGCAAGACAAGTAGAACAGCTTTCTTTGGAGGGAGTACCCCTTGCAATATTCAAAGGGGTCCGCGAAGCCGAGCGCGCTTTATGCGTAGGGCACGGTCGGATCGCGTTATGTGCGGCAGGAAAGGCAAAAACAGCTCACGGATACAAATGGAGGTATGCAGAATGAGCAGAGACTACACAAAGATCATGGCATACGCGGGGCAAACCCCCATCGACGCAAAGTATCACTATATGCAGGACCTGTTGACGACGGTGTGCGCGGGACGGTGCCACGGGAAAACCTGTGACTGCCCGTTCCGCGAGATGATGAAGCCGCTGAGCGCGAAGTGCTGCGGCTGGCTCGCCGACATGGACACCGACAAGGCCATCATGGTGCTGGAGATCATTCTCGGCATTCGGTATCAGCCGGAGTATGACCGGCCTGAGGTCATTCAGGTCATCGCCAAGCACAACGGCTTTGAGACCGCGTCGAACCTGCTGCAAGAGGAATGCGCCGAGCTGATCCAAGCCGTCTCAAAGCTCCACCGCGCGAAGCGCCGAGGGGACGAGCTGGGAGAGGAAAAGGCACTGGCGCATCTGGTTGAGGAGGCGGCGGACGTGAGCATCATGCTGGACGAGATCGCGGCCCTGATCCCAGAGGGGACTTACCGCATTGCGCGGATGCGCGACGACAAGCTCGAACGCACGGTCCGGCGCTACAGCATCCCCGTCCCCGCAAAGGAGCGCACATGAACCGCCCCTACTCCTTCCGCGCGGAACCGGAGCGACCGCTGGAGCCGAAGCCTTGGCCCGCTCCGCCGGTGTGTCCGGTCTGCGGGGCAGAATGTGAGCAGTTCGTCCGCCATCAGGTCACGCGCGTGATCGTCGGCTGCGACGAATGCTTGGAGTTCTACGATCCGTTGGAGGAATAGCCGATGGAAGATAAAAGAGAATACGGAGCGGAGGATTTCCTCCGCTCCGTGAAGGAGGCCCGCATTGAAAAACGGCGCTGTGAGTTTCGGCTGGAGGAGCTGCGGTCACAATGCGAGCGGATGACCGCGGCCTACGGCCCGAGCGCAGGGGGCGGGGGCGAGCTGCACAAGGACGCCCTGCTCATCGCGGCGGCGGAGCAGAGCGACGAGCTGCAAAGCAAAGCGGTCCTCTACATCCGCCGCATTGCCGCCGTAGAGGATTTCATCGCCACGCTGCCGGACGTGCGGCAGCGCACGATCCTTCGCCTGCGCTATCTGGACCTGCTGGGCTGGAACAGCGTGCGGGACGGCCTACAGGAGTATGGACTATACTACGAGGACCGTCAGATGTTCCGGCTCCACGGGGCCGCGCTCGCCGAGGCGCGCAAGCGCTTTCCCGCTTATGCGGAAAAGCATCCGAGCATCATACCGAATGAGGAGGCCAAGGCCGTATGAAAAGCTATTGTGTCTATAAGCACACCGCGCCAAGCGGAAAAGTGTACATCGGGATCACAAGCAAAAGGCCGCAGACTCGCTGGGCGAATGGCGCGGGGTATGTCGGCAATCCACACTTTGCCCGCGCCATCGAGAAGTACGGCTGGGACGCCATCACCCACGAGGTTCTGCTTGCGGGGCTGACAAAGGAGGAAGCCGAAGCCGCTGAAGTACGACTCATCCGAGAGTACCGCAGCGCAGAACGAGATTTCGGCTATAACATCGACCTCGGCGGCAATGCAGTGGGCCGTGCGTCTGAGGAAACACGGGCAAAGATGAGCGCCAGCCGCAAAGGGCACCCAACCTCGATTGAGACCAGAGCCAAAATCAGCGAGAGCCACAAAGGTGTACCGGCAACTCCCGCTCAGCTCGCCGCCATACACGCTCGCGCGGCACAGCAGCGCGGGAAGAAAATGCCGGAGGAAACGAAGGCAAAGATCAGCGCCGCCCTGTCCGGACGCGAACGCACCGAGGCGCACTGCCGTCACATCAGTGAGGCGAAGATAGGTCATTCCGTTTCAGCGGCCACAAGACGCAGGATCAGCGAAGTAAAGCGATCCGCCACCTCAACAGCACGCGGAGCCAGAAACGCCAAGTCCCGCGCGGTCGTATGCGTGGAGACAGGGGCAATCTTCAGCACTGTAACAGCCGCAGCGCAGGCGATAGCACAATCGCATACAAACCTGTCAAGTTGCTGCTTGGGAAAGAGAAAGACCTGCGGCGGCTATCACTGGAAATATTATGAGGAGGCAAGTCATGTGGATTGCTGAAGCAAGAAAAAGGACAGCAAAAAAGTGGCGCAATCGAGAGATAACGTGGCCTCAGTTTTGCAAAAAGCTGGAGACCCCGATGCGTACATCAGAGACCGAACGAGAGTATAGGGCCATGCCGAAGGAGGAGCGCGATGCTGCGAAAGAAGCAGCAGGCGGCTTTGTCGGCGGCTATTTGGTTGACGGTGTCCGGCGCACAGCCAACGTGACTGAGCGCAGTATGCTCACGCTCGACGCGGACAGCGCGAAGCCGGGGGCTTGGGAGAGCGTCACGATGCTCGTGGAGTACCGTATGTGCTGCTACACGACGCACAGCCACACGGAGGCGAAGCCTCGCCTGCGCTGGATCATCCCCACGTCCCGCCCGATGAAGCCGGACGAATACCCGGCCATCGCCCGCAAGGTGGCGACGTGGCTCGACATCGAGACCATTGACCCGACCACCTATGACCTGTGCAGGCTTTTCTATTACCCGAGTTGCAGTAAGGATGCGCCCTACGCATACCGCGTTCAGGACGGGCCGTTGCTTGATCCCGATGAAGTCCTCGCCTCCTACGGCCCCGGGGAGGCGTGGCGCGACACAACGCTCTGGCCCCTCGCCAAGAGCGAGACGGAGATACGCCAAAAGCTCATTGCAAAAGCGGGCGAGCCGACCGAAAAGCCGGGTATCGTGGGCCTGTTCTGCCGTACCTACGACGTGCCCGCGGCCATTGCGGAGTTCCTGCCCGATACCTACGTCCCCACGGCTGCCGAGGACCGCTACACCTACGCCGGAGGAAGCACGGCGGCGGGAGCCATCGTCTACAACGACGGTGCGTTCCTCTACTCCAACCACGCGACCGATCCCGCCGGAGGCAGGAGCGTCAACGCCTTCGACCTTGTCCGCATCCACAAGTTCGGGAACCTCGACAACGAGGACGAGCTGGACGCGCCCGTAACGAAGCTGCCGAGCTACGAGGCCATGAGCCGCTGGGCTGCGGGGCTGCCGGAGGTCAAGCGTGAGCTGGTCGCCGAGCGCGGCGCGGAGGCAGATGAAGCCTTTGCCGATCTCCTCGGGGACACGGGCGCAGACAGCCCCGCGCCCACCGATGCGGACACGCCTCCCTCCGACCCCGACTGGCAGGACAAGCTGGAGCTGCACCCGAAGACCGGCGAATGCGAGCCGACGGTGAACAACGCCCTGCTGATCCTGCTCAACGACCCCGTGCTGCGCGGGAAGTTCGGCTACAACAGGTTCTCCGATATGCCGTGCCTGCGCGGGGACGTGCCGTGGAGACCGGCCGGCAGCGTAGCAGCCGACGGGCGCGGAATACTGTGGACGGACCGCGACGAAGCGGGGCTCCGCTGGTATTTGCAAGCCCGCTGGAAGTTCCGCAGCGAGCCGGACCTGCGCAACGCATTGGAGCTTGCGCTCCACGCGAACGCCTACCACCCCGTACGCGAATACCTGCGGGGGCTCACATGGGACGGCACACCGCGGCTCGACACGATGCTGGTGGACTACCTCGGAGCCGAGGACACACCGTATACCCGCGCCGCGACGCGGAAGTGGATGTGCGGCGCTGTGAAGCGCGTGATGGTCCCCGGGTGCAAGTTTGACTCTGCCATTGTGCTCGTCGGCAAGCAGGGCATCGGCAAGTCCAGCTTCGCGGGCATTCTCTCACGCGGCTGGTTCAACGACAGCGAGATCAACATGAACAGCAAAGACGGCTACGAGTCTCTGCACGGAAACTGGATCATCGAGCTCGCCGAGCTCGCCAGCACAAAGCGCAGCGACGTGGAGACTGTGAAGACGTTCCTCTCGAAGTGCGAGGACACCTACCGCCCCGCCTACGCGCGCAGGGCCGCGACGTTCAAGCGCCAGTGCGTGTTCTTCGGCACGACCAACGAGGCGGAGTTTCTGCGTGACCGCACGGGCAACCGCCGCTTCTGGCCCATCACCGTGCAGCAGACCGAGCTGGACCGTGACGCGCTGGAGGCGAACATCGACCAGCTGTGGGCGGAGGCCGTGGACGCCTATAGCAAGGGCGAAAGCCTTTGGCTCGACACCGAGGAGCTGCGCGAGGCGTGGGGGCAGGAGGTCGCCGCCCGCACGGTGCAGGACGAGCTGGAAGGTCTCGTGGAGGAATACCTTGAGCGAATGCTTCCCGAGAATTGGGAGGAGCTTTCCCCCGAAGCACGGCGCGACGTTATCAACGGGGACGCGGTCATGGACCGTGTCGCCTGCACGAAACGTCGCGACACGGTGAGCATCACGGAGCTGCGCACCGAGCTGTGCGGGGAGGATCGGCGCAGGCAGGGAGGCAACGACCTGCTCTCCCGCAGGCTCGCGGGGATCATGAACAGCATGGCGGGCTGGAGGAAAAGCGAGCGCAAGAAAAGGCTGAGCTACTACGGTCCGCAATGGGTATACGTCCGGCAGTGAGCGCAGAGGGAGGGGCGCAAGCCCCTCTCTTTTCGGAACCGACTGTTCCAAGGAAAACGGGCCAAAACCGCCGCCGGAGCACTCCTCACGGCTCTCCGAGCCAGTTTTGACCGATCACAAAAATCACATTTCACCTGTTCGGGTGTGATTTTTGTAGAAAGCAGGGGCATCGGAACGCCATTGGCAACTTCCTTGGAACCGTTGAAACCCTTGATATATAAGACTTATTCCAATAGTTCCAATAGATCCAATGTTTTTATAAAAACATTTTTTAATTTTTGCTTGAGCAGAAAATAGTAAAAATAAAAATAGCTATAGGCTATATAGAAACACCGGAACTTCGGAACTTTTGGAACCGGAGGCCATTTTTACAGAGGAGGCAGTGTGAAAGAGTTAGAAAATTCCGTGGAGCAGTATCTCCGGCGGAGCGTCGAGGAGCGAGGAGGCCGGTGCGTCAAATTTGACCCGAGCGTGTATCGGGGGTGGCCGGACCGCATTGTTATTCTTCCAGCGGGAAAGCTATTGTGGGTGGAGACAAAGCGTCCGTCCGGCGGGCGCGTCTCCCCGTCGCAGCTCCTCGCGCATGAACAGCTACTCCGGCTCGGTCAGAGGGTCGTGGTCGCATGGACGCGGGAGCAGGTCGACGAGCTTCTGGCGACGGTTTAAGCACGGGCGAAGCGCGAAAAAGTTTATCCGGCCAAAGGCAAAGGTAGAAGTAAACAAAGGCAAAAAGAAATCCCCTGCTTCCTTATCGGAAGCAGGGGATCATTGTTTCAGGGGGTCAGGTCAGCGTCGTTTCCTCGGCGCAGCAAAAGGATGCGGTGTTGTAGCCTTGCAGCTCTGCAAGCTGGTTCAAAATGATCTTAACGGGGGTGACGGTGTGGCTGTCGGCCCGAACGTAGGCGCTTTCGCCCTGCTGAGTGAGAATACTGGCAGCGATGCCCTCGGACATCGGGAGTGTGATGCAGGTTTCGGCGACCTCGTTAGCCTTCGTCATGTGGTAGGTGATGCAGATGTGTTTCATGGTGTGATCTCCTTTCAATCTTCGGTTGATTTGTGTCCGTGCAGCAGGTTGTAGCAAAGGGCTACCAGATAATCGAGGAGCTCGCGCTGCTCACAGCTGTACAGACCGGTTTCCGCTATGCCGTTGTCCCGCAAAAATCCCTGTATCAATTCCGCGGCCTCTACTACGCGGAGCTTCTTGTAGTCTTGGTACCTTTTCCGCAGGTCTTGCGTCATCTTGATCTCTCCTTTCCGTTTTGGTCGAGACGGTCTATGACCTTCATGATGAGATGGGTCAGGGCATAGCAGCCGAACAGATCGATGATGAGCTGGCCGGTACTCATGCCGCGCCTCCCTTCACGAGCTGCACGTCCTCGTGCAGCGGGAGAGCGTCCCACTCGCGGTTGCTCATGCAGGGATAGCCGCAGTGCTCGAAGAACGAGCGGATATGACGGCGCGTGGTCGCGGTAGCGACGGGGTCGAGCTTGTTGAGCGTGCCGTCGGCGCAGATGAGGCAGATGTGGGTGTTGTAGCTCTGGAGCATGCGGTTCCCGCTTCGGTCCTCCAGAATGCGGGCCTTGCCGCAAAAGCTCCTGTGTCCGTCGTGGCAGGGCAGATCATAGCATTTGTAAATTTCCATGAAAAAGCTCCTTTCGTGTAGTGGGTGTGGTTTCCCACGACGCTCCCGAGGGAGCGTTTCGGCCCGTGACCGGCGGGCCATCGTCAGGTGGGGCGTGTATGTCGTCCTCAAAGGACGACATACACATCTTCGGCGAGATCTTCGTCGAAGTGCAGGGGCAGGTTTTCCGCGCTGAAGGCACGAGCGCCGGAGACGGGGATGGCGCAATCTGCGTCCCAATCGTACTCGTAGACCGTTCCGGCCCCGTCGATGAGAAAGATGCCGTATTCGCCGTCGATCATCTCGCCGTCCGCGTAGACGACGTGATCGCATTCGTCGAGCCACATGAGCGGGCGAACGCCCTCCCTCGGAGCGGAGACGGTCTGGAGCGGGGCTTTCGGCGTTTTCTTGACGCCGAGGGCGTCGTAGCCCGTGTAGGTCTCCCATTCGTCGAGACCGTAGCAGCCGTAGGTGTAGTCACGGAAGCGGCTGATGCGGCCCTTGTAGGAGGAGTTGGAGTAGAGCATACCTTCATCTTCGATGAAGTCGCCGATGGTGTAGAGCTTGCCGTCTTTTGTGAGGAAGGCCATTTTGCTTTCGATGGCGTTCTTGACAAGCAGCATGGCGTACTTGTTGTCGTAAAAGCGCGGCAGCGCCTTCTTGAGCGGGGCGAGCTGGGAGGCGATGTACTCCATCGTGTCGCTGATGCCCTTTCGCGGGGCGATGGGGATGATGCCGTTGTGCGCAACGCCGAGGTCGGTGGTGATCGTCAGCTTTTTGAGCGCACCGACGTTGTCGGTGATGGGGAACGGGTGGCAATTCTCCGGCTTCGTGCCGCCGTGGGTCGTGATGCGGAAGTGCATGACGACGGGGGCGGCGGTGAGGTCGAGCCGCTTTTCGAGGCGGTCGAGGACTTTGGTAAAGTCCTTGTACTTCATGAAGCCCTTTTCGATACGGACCTGTCCGTTTTCGACGTACATGAGGCCCGCACCGTCGCGGTTGCCGTCCCACATGGCTTTGATCGTGTCCCTGTTCGGCATGGGAACTCCGGCTGCCTTTGCTGCGATGATACACATGTGTATCAGCTCCTTTCGATATTTGGTTTTCAAGGTCGGAGACCTTGCGGCCTCCGGTGGTTTCCCACGACGCTCCCGAGGGAGCGTTTCGGCCCGTGACCGGCGGGCCATCGTCAGGTGGGGTTTCCGCCGGTGGTCTCAAAGGAGACCACGCTGGGCGGAGTAGGTATTCAGTTCTTTGAACTGCTCGACTGCAAGGATGTCGTTCCATGTGACGGTAGTGGCACAATCTTCGATTGTGTGGGTCAAGGCGTACTTCGTGAGGTTGTTCACAAGCTGGATCGTGGCGATGATGGTGTCGCGCTTCAGGGTTCCCCTGAAAAGGCGGAACTCGACTGTTTCCATCGGGCAGAGGTTGACGGCCTGATAACGACCGGCTCGGCCAGTGTCGATGGCGCGGCTTGTGAGCAGCCCGTCGGGGATGAGCGTTTCGGGAGCGGGAAGATCGGGGAAAGAGGCCCAGCGGTTGAGCTGTTCTTCTCCCCTACGGGAGAACTTCAGCAGCTCGTTTTGCAGGCGGTAGGCAAGCCAAACAAGTTTGGCAGCGGTGAAATAGCGTTCGGCGCGGTCCTTGCCAAGCGCCTTGCGTCCCACATGGACGTGGAGGCCGCAGGTGACGGCGTCGTGGCTGGTGTAGCCATTTGCTTTGCAAATGCGGGCGATCTCGGCCCAGCGAAGCTCGTACTGGTGATAGGCGAGGGAGCAGGGGTGAGTGACGATCTCCACGCCCTCGGCTCCGAGGGAGCCGTCGTGCTTCATGTAGATGGGCTGGTCCAGCTCTACGAGCTGGTCGCAGAGCTCAATGTGATCGCTGCCCTTATCGACCTCCAGCTCCACACCGAAGGTGAGGATGTCGTCCTGTGCTTCGTAGGCGCTGATGTAGCGGTTGCGGAGGAGCCTGAGCTTTTCAAGCTCACTGGAGCGGAATTGAAATTCGGGATCGGGCTTGTAGCTGTAGTCGTGAAAGCTATCGCTTTCCTCGTCGGGAGCGCAGTCCTCGCAGTAGGTGTAGTCGCCGCGGATTACGACGTTGTCGGTGTGGACAAGGCAGCCGCAGTCATCGCAGGTGTACCAGTGGCGGTCGTAGCAAGCGTCGCAGACGCAGTTGCCGTTGTTGTCCATGTGGACCCAGTCATCGGTGAAGTAATCGCCGCAGTCATCGCAGGTGTGGTAGTTGTCGGCGCAATCGTCGCAGACGAAGAACTCGTCGTGCGTTCCAGCGTTGATCGTCCGCATATCGTCCCAAGGGACGGCCTTGCCGCAGTCCTCGCAGGTGCCGTACTCGCCGGTGTCGTAGCAGTCAGCGCAGATGAAGTCGCCGTTGGTTACTTCGTAACCATTGCTTTCCTTCGTCC